CTAATCATCACGCATATCCCAGAAGCCTTCTTCAGCTTCCAAGCCATCAATGAATTCATCAAGCAGTGTAGTGGGGCGCAGATCTGCCTTGTCACGCGCATCAGATCGGTTCTGTACGGTTCCATAAACGTAGGTTGTAGTCGCGGAATCACCAAGCTGCACTTGGTTGTCACCAGAAACTCGAGTGTTAGCACCGAACCCTGATGAGTTTGTCAGGGCAGTAGCAACACTACCATCTTGCATGAATCTAAGAGACTGATGCCCGTTACCAGTGATCTTGGTTCCGCTTAACAGCCCAAACCCACTGCCCCACCCAGTAAGGGTGGCAGCAGTGCCGTTGAACGCCTTACCGGTGCTGTATCCATTGAATGAGCATTCTTGCATCGAGGTAGCAAGCTCACCGGATCGTGCGCCGCAAAGAGAGTTCCAGCGACTCGGCGTTCGCGTGGTGGATGTCTCTACCTGGGTAATCTCGATGTTGCCAGCTCCAGAGAATGCAACTGGGCAGGTAAATGTGAACTGGTCGGAGGTAGGGGCGGTAACAACCACAACATCAACCGCTTCTGATAGCACCATAGGGCCAGTAGTTGCCTGCAACCGCACACGATTACCAACAACTGCGGAAACTCCAATTACGTTGACAGTTACAGCGGTATCGCTCGCCGTGTATGTCCCAGTGCGAACCGTGAGGTCTAATACCTTATTTGCATTAGACAGATCAGAATCGAGCAATCTCCCGGCGCCCGCCCCGCCGAAATAGTTGCCGTCACCTTTTTTGATGTTCTGGCCAGCGCTAACGCCGATAGCAGTATCCTCTGCGCCATCACAAAGAGATAGAGTGTCTGCGCCATATGCCGTAATGCCATCGGCTGTTACAGGTGTCGGGTTGGTTATCTCCCCTGTCCAATCAATCGGGCAGTATGACGATACCGAGTTAGCGCCAGTCGCAGTTACCTTAATTGATGTGGTAACTGCCTGAGCTGTGTTTCTACCAAGTCCTACACCACGGTTTGCCGTTGTGGCGAACCGGAATGAATTGCTCATAATCGCCAGCATTCTCGTGCCTGGGAAAGGTCCATAGTCTGGGCTTTCTGACTCGATGAACTTGAGGGTATCCTCACCTATGCCGATATTGTCCCTCAGTATTAGCCCCTCTGACATCGACCCAGGTCCCCATGCCATAGCCTTTTTAACTTGGGTTGCGCTACCCATCGCACCAGGGCCAATAGCTACCACAAGACCGGACTCGCCGATGTCATAGTCATCAGGCAGCGATGCTAAAGCACCCTCACCGCTAACCACCCGACCAGATCCGAACTTAGGGGCTGTGTCGAATACTGCTTTGAAAGTGCTGGAACCAACCTTGAAGTAGCCGTTAGCGTAACGGTTTCCAGTCGGGATGGACGTGACCAGATATGTCTTGCTCATCAGGTCAACTACCTGACCTGAGAAGGAAGCTTCAAGAGCATCGAAAGCGGCTTGATCGTTTGTCACCCCATCCCCTACCGCGCCTTTGTCTTGTGGGGTGATGCGTTCGCGTAACTTATCCTGCGCAGTACGAGCCTCGGAATCTGCTCCAGATTGCTCAAAACCAATACTCTCAGCACCACCAGGAAGAGCAAGATCGCCACGCAGGGTAGCACCAGCATTATCCAGCCAAAGGCCTGGGCCGACACCTCCGGTAGAAGCTGGAGTGGAACCTTGAGGAACGACCTTTCCTCCGCCTGGGAAAGCTCCATCCCAGTTGTAGGCATGGCCATCCGCTTCATAGAGCAACACATCAGTGGCCGTGGTCACGGTACCGCCAAGTTCGAAACTACCAGGTACCAGAGTGAACCCGGCTTCGGCGTAAGTACGGCGCAGGGCCTCACGGGCACTCATGGCCTTGGAGATGCGCTGAATGGCCAGCAACAGCTGGTCATCATCCGTCTTGCTCGGGTTAATGCCGGCAGCAGCCAGCACGTTCAGCATCTCGTTGGTTATCTGGTTGAACCAGTCACCACCAGGAACGGTGGGATGAACACCCTCACCACCCTCAGTAAAATATTGGCGAACTGCGGACGCAACCGGTCTGCGGGCAGGTTCTGCAGGTACACCACTACCACGGTCAGGCCAAAACATAGTTACACCTCGTAGTTAAAGTCGTAGTAAAAACCAGCCAGTTTCAGGCGATTGAGCACGCATTCGAGCACCAAAGGTGCATTACCACGGAGCGGCGTCAGCACGTTATCCAGGACCGTGAAACGGTCTTCTGGCATGCCGATAACATCAACGCGCAATATGAAACGAGTTTCTGCTGGGTAGAGTGGATAGATGACACTTCTGAGCACATGGTGAGGCCACTGCTCATAGACCTTGACGGTGAAGCCGAGCGCCGCTGCGATCTGCTCAATCATCCAGGTCTGCAGGCCGCCTTTGCGGTGGTACTTCTCAACCACGGCCGCACGCCGGCGCTCGAATGACTGTTCTGTCGCCTCGCACTCAGGCAATTCCAGATAGGCTTCCCATTCAGGCAGCAGCAGATTGGTGGTCTCAGGGCGCATTTCCAGCAGCAGCTGATCGGCACTGAGCTCCAGCGCGGCCAGCCGCCTGGCAAAACCCAAGACGTATTTCGGCAAATTGGCATCAGGATCACGCGGCCAGGCACGACCACGCGGCATCTGCTGCTGCAGGGCATCGCCCCATTGCGCTACAGAGTGGGCCATGTGATCACTCCGATGACGTTCAACTCATCGATATTCGCCGGCACATCGGCAGCCAGATCCAGAATGTAATTTTTGACGCCTGCAGCAGTACCGATGGCGGTACGGATCTTGGAAAGCAGCAGGGTGTCACCGGGTTGCAGAGTCCGCTCATAGCCGTCCAAGTTGCGCTGGATGGCCGCGCGGATCTCGGCACTGTCTGGGGTTGGCGTGATGGCCAGATCGGTGGTCTTGAGCAAGGGACCGATAAAGACGGGCTCGATACCGCCTGGGCGGCCAACTAGCACTCCTGTCGCCGGATCTGGATGGCGAAAGAGATACTCCATCATGTATTGCTGGTCGGTAGGGGTCGGCAAGATATCAGCCCGGTCATCAAAAACCCAGCCAATGCCGACCGTTCCGCCGCCCTGCCAAACGTCATAGGCCCACGCCCTGGTCACACCGGGGACCTCACGCATCCAGGCAACATAATCGGCGACCGCGCCCCCCATGGGCGGGTTACGCTTGCGGAACAACAGGCGCTCCAGCAGTTCAGAAATGGGCTCGATATCGGCGCCACCGCTGATGTCACCGCTGACGCCATTTGACTGCAGACCAGCCACTGGCGTGACCAATGTCAGCGTTTCTCCTGAGACCAGGTTACCGGCGGCACCGGCAGCAGACGCTTGCACCTGAACATTGACCGCTCCACTGCTGGGGCTGGCACTGGTGGTCACCACATATTGCCGACCGTCCTTGTGTTGCAGCACGGTACCGACCGGCGCTGGCACTGTGCCATTGAGGGTGGCTGGGCCTGCAGCATAGGTGGCCTGCTTGCGGATGACCCCTTCAAACTGCGCCGTTTCGATGATGGTCTGATCATCAGATTCAGTCGTCGGGATGATCTGACGAACAATCCATGACTGATGATCATACGCATCGCGGATGCCGGCACTGACGGCGATATTGAGCGCCTGTTCAATGCCGAACTTGGGCAACACAGAGCCCAGGCTTGACTCCAGATCCAGCTCGCCACTGGCAATAATCTGGCGCAGGGTTGGCACGCTATACGGCATTGGCTTGCTCCTCCCAACGTTGTTTGATGCTCAGGCTCAGCTCGCTGTCATCAAGGCGGGTGATGGCGATATCGAGCTGCAGCATCTGAAATTGAGGAATGGCGCCAGTGACGGTAACGAGCTTGGCGTAATCAGGCTTTAAATGGCGATCGAGGGCAGTTTGCGCATAGGTCACTGCCAGATTGCGCACATCAGTGGTGAGCTTTGACCTGTCGAGCAGCCATAGCTTGCTGCCCCATGACTCGTCGGAAAAGGTATCGCCGATCCAGCCACGGCGGTCGTTGGTACCATCCGGTAATACATCAGAGGGATCGGCGCGGGCATCGGTGAACAGGATCTGCAGGACAATGGTTTCAAGGCCATCATCCTGACGCAAACCGGCCGAGGTGATGTCGATATCGCCTCGGCCGGTTTCGTTGTTCCAGGTGATTGCTGTGGTCATCGCCCCTCACACAGGGGGAGATGTTTGCCCTCCACCCGGTAGATCATGCTTATGATCCAGGAACGACTTGCCATTGATAATCACATCGGCATCAGTACTGATATTCAATGTGACGTGCAGAACGCCCTGAATCTCGTTATCAGGGCTCATCGTGACGGTTTTCTCGCTGGCTTCTGTAATGACGGTTTTCGCTGTTATCGTGGCGGTTTCATCCTTGCCAAGAACAATACGATGCCCCTTCAGATGGTATAGGCAAGAGTCTCCTTCCTCCAAGTCTTTGGGCCGTACTGACTTGTCTTCGACCGCGATAGCTACCAAGCCAGCACGGGCACCACCGACACCCAGCACAATGGCCTCAGACCCGACCGGCGGCACACTGCTGTGGCCATAGTTCTGAAAGCGCTCGACATCATCAGCGGTCTCGTCAGCCAATACCTTGAGCTGCAGACCCTGCCGCTGCAGAGCATCATTGACCAGGGTGACGAGCGCGCGATCGGCCATCAGGCGTAGGCGGCGATTCAGCGGGGCTAACAGCTTCTGTACATCACGAAGGGTTACCATGTGGTGACCTCTTTAGTCTGTTTCTTCACGACTTCGGCCGGGATCAACATGGCCTCGCGCGGGGTCAGGTTGATGATGGCTTCCCGGCCGTTCTTGTCGTCTTCCATCAGGGTCACGGTGACAATCAGCCAGCTCTCATCCAGCCCCTGGATCTCATCTTTGATGGGGCACATCCGGTTGATGCGCCAGAGTGGGCCCCGGTCGCCTTCCCTGCCCTGGGTGCGCCAACCCGCAACGGTGATCTCGGTCTGGGTACCTTCACCTATGCTGCGCTGCTTTTGCCATTGGCCACGCTTGCTGGCGCCGGCCACGGTGGTGACATCCTCGGCGATGATGATGCGTGGGCGATAGCGCGGAACGGCTGGGTCAGTAATGACAGCCTTCTGACCGCCGATGGTGGCGGGGGCAAGATTGTCCCAGGTTGCACCACCGGCATAGCTGCTGCCTTTGACGATCCATTCTGATGCCCGGTCGCGCATGCTGAAATTGCCACGAGCCGCCAGGATATTCCCGCTAAGGATGAGACTGGCCCCCATCGCCAGCTCGCTGGCCTGAGTCAACACCAGTTGCCCCCGTTCATTGGTGGTGAGCAGCACAGCCCGCTGTTTGGCCAAGCGGTCAAGCAGCTCAAAACAGGTTTCGCCCTGCTCGATAGTGACTTTGGCAAACACGTCACCCAGATCGCATTCGACCACTACCTCGATGCCAAACGGGGCACTGATGTCACGGGCCACACGGTCAAGTTTGACGCTGGACCATGATCCAGCCTTGTAGATGGCGGAGCAGTCCACCAGGTCGCTGGTCTTGCTGCGCCCACTGACAACCCACTCAACCTCTTTCGCATCGTAACTGGGGGTGAAGTCGTCCACGTAACCGGTCAGTACCAGGTCAGGCCCAATGGCCACGGTGCAAGCACTGCCTTCACGGATCACCATGGCCTTGGCATCATCCCATTTACGAGTCAGTCTCAGCTCAAAATCGCCGGCGATATCGCGCAGGCTGCGGGTGATGCGTACTTTCTGCCATCCGCTATAGAGCTGGCCATCCACGCGCAAGGTAATGGGTTCAGCCATTGCTCACCTCGTCGATCACCTGAATGGTGGTGCTCGGCATAATGAAGGCCGGATCACGCAGATTGTTTCCCATCACTAGCCGATCGCGGTACTCGGCATTGCCATACTGCTGCCAGGCCAGCAACGCAGAAGCGGTAGTAGTCGACAAGATGATCTGGCGGCGACGTGGCAACTGGGCACCTCGCTCGCGGCTATCATTCAACAGCGCCAAACGCAGATCGCGAAGGGCACGCCAAACATCGCTCTGTTCAGCTTCAACAGCCTCCATGGCCAGCTCGGCCAGGCGGTTGGCCCAATAGTTGGCCAGCTGTTCCAGATCATCTGCAGTCAACAGCAGGTTGCGCTCTGCACCAACTACGCCATCCATCACCACCGGCCTGCTCAGTTGGCTGCCCGCCTGGTCTCCCGTCAGAGATTGCCCGATGGTGACCGTCCCCTCAGCGGCCGCCGTGAAGTCGCGTTCGCTGCCAAAATTGGCGCTCGCGATGGCGCTGGCAGCCGCAGTTGCCGCTGCGCGTTCGATCAAAGCGGTAAAGGCCTCGCCGTTAGCCATAGCGGCGTCACGTTCTGATGGGGTATCGATGGTAGGAACGGATGATGCCGTGCCGGCGATAGCATCAATCGAAATGCCCGTTGGCAGGCCACCAGTGATGGCCAGCTCGGCCCGCATCCCTTCCCAGCGACGGCTGACCAGGTCATAAACAGAAAGCGCCCTGATGGGGTCGGTGACGATTCCCTTGATGTCTTCGACGATGCCGGTTACCTCGCGGGCCAACTCGCCAGGGTAGGCCAGCAAGGAACCCACACTATCCTTGGTCCGCATCAGGCGATCGGTCCACTCGCGGAACTGATCAGGCAGTGATGGCAAGCCACGGGTCAACTCATCCAGATCATCCAGGAAGGTGTCTACCATGGGGCCCATGTTATCGATGCCTGCCAAAAAGCTGTCCAGGAAGGATTGCTCGGTCGCCCCCTGGGCAGCATCAGCCGCATTGCCAAGGGTGGCGGCGGTATCGATGGCTGCGGCAGGAAACAAGCGCTTGCCTGCCTCCCACACGGTAAAGGTGACGTAAGCAACGTCATCCTCTTCGTTATCCAGGCGGTGGCTGACTTCGCCGACCTGCACAGTGCGCACGCCCCACCAGGGGTGGATCATCTCTCCGGGGCCGGGTTGGTTCAGGGCATCCAGCAAGCTGCGCAACTGGGACAGATAATCTTTGCCGACCAGCTTGCCGGTGATCTGCTCGTTGGTCAGCACGGCGCCGTTGTCTTCTGTCCAGCCACTTTCACGCTTGGGGTATTCGCGGGGGATGGCGCGACGGCCGCCCTTGCCATCAACGGTGTTCAGCAAGAACTCCACCCCACGGATAGAGGCGGTCAAACGGTCTTCAAAGCTCATGCAAAGCCTCCTTACGGCATCAGTGATGGGCCGTTATCCACGCGCACCTGCATGCCGGGGGCGACGTCGCGGGAACGGACGGTAACGCGATCATCACTGACGCGAATATCTAGGGAGGCAGCCATGTTCCCTGGTCGAGGGCTAGGGGTAACCCCCTCTCGACTCAGCATGTTCCAGGCCGATGTGCCTACATCGCCCAAGGTGGTACTTTTTGCCCACTTGGCAAAGGCGGTATCACCGATGGCCAGCTCGGCGGCATAATCCACTGCGGGATATAGCAGAGAGCCGGCCAGCACGTTGGCAAAGACTGATTTCACCTTGCTGCCTTTCCCACCCTTGCCGGGTTCAGTGCCAGGCATGTCGCCAGATCCCATGCCGCCCATACCACCGCCTGGCATGTTGACCACATAGACAGGCGTCGCGCCCAAGTCAGCCATGGCACCACCCAAGCCGCCTGCGCCGCCCTTACCCGGCTTGGCGGCATCCCAGACCCCCTTGGTCCATTTGACCGCATCAATTCCCTTCTTGACGGCCACCAGGCCGCCGACCACCAGGGCGATGTTCTTGCCTGTCTCCAGCCAGTTCTGCACGGCATCCGGTTCCAGGCTATTGATGGCATCGGCCAGCTCGGCAATGGGCACGGCCAGCTGCTGGTTGGCGAACTGGCTCCAGCTGTTGCTGACCAGTTGCAAGCTGGCGGCAAAGTCGCCCGCTGCCACGGCGGCATCGTTCAGGGTGGTTTGCCCATCGCCAGAGAGTTTCAGGAACTCGTCAAACGCCTTGACGTCACCGGTCTGGACGAACTCGGCGATCACCGGTTTCAGTGCCCGCTTGGCTTCATCGGTCAGATTTAGCATGGAGAGCTTGCTGGAGAGACCGCCAGACTTGGTGACGATCTCTTCAATCAGCGCCGGTAGGGAGCGCATGACCTCTTTTCCCTGCTTGAGCTGCTCTGGGTCGAACACATCGATATTGCCCAACTGCTTGAGCTTCTTGACGGTATCAGGGCGGGTCAGGTCACGGATGATGGACTCGAAGGCCGTCACGGCCTCGGCGTCAGATCCCACGCCCTGACGGATCACCTGCAGGGCGGCGCCCAGCTCTGTCACAGCAGCGGCACCCTGGCGGCCTGTTGCAGCATAGGCGGCGAAGATCTTGGGGCCCTCTTTGGCCATGTTGCCCAGGGTAAAGGCCCCGCTCTTGCCCTGCAGGTTGAGGGTGTCGATGGCGCGCATGGCCATTTCATTGTTGGTGATGGCCAGCTTCTTGAACTCGGTGAAGATGCCGCCCACCTCCAGGCCGCCAGCACCGGTGGCCTGGATCACCGCCGCGATGTTGGGAAGGTTGGCCATGGCATATTCCAGGTCACCGGTCTTGGTCAGGATCTCTTCAATGGCGGAGGTTGCTTCGTTCGGGTCAATACGGATGCCCTTGGTGTTACTGACCGCGTTGATCTCGTCCTTCAGCTCTTTGGCCTTGTCTCGGCTGATCTCGGCTGCGATGGCGATGCGGGAGATCCGGCGATCAAGTTCGGCATACCCCCGCACTGTGGCGCCGCCGACGAGCGCGGCCCCCAGGGCGACATAACGGTTGCCCAATGAGTCAATGCCACGGCTTGCGGCATCGGTGGACATACGCAACAAGCCCATGGCGCGCTGATTGTTGGCAGCAAACTGGCTCATGCTTTGGGAATATTGCCGTGACTTAGTGGCCAAGTTCCCCGCGAGGTTGATGACAATATCGGTGACGAGTTGCTTGCCCATGGCTATTCCTATTTATTTTCTTGGTGTGATGGCTTGCTTTAATTGGTCAAAGCGGCGCAGCAAGTGGCGTAGTGGCAAATATTTCAGCTCGGCTGTGGGAATATATTTGCTCATGGCAAACATGATCCCCATGACCGGGTCAGCCAGCTGAATTTTGTCGCCCCCGCTTGGCTAATTCATCTGTCAATGCCATATCCAACTCCTGGGCTTTGCTTTGCAACATCGCGAAATCATCGATATGTAATTTCTTGATCATATTGATGGTGAGCGGACCAGGTAATTCGCCGATATATTCAACCTGACGGCAAAGCAGGTTCAGGCCATATAGCACATCGCTGGTATACGCCACCGCTTTGCCGTTTTGCACCACGACTTTTTCGGCATCAATCTGGGCATCAATCAGATCAGCGGCAGTCAGTTCGCGCAGGCCGACTTCACGATAAAGGAGCGGCTCGTCGCCGCTCCCTATCGCCTTCAGCCCATGCTCGAGTTGGAAGGTGATCAAGGCCATGGTCAGATCCTTACTACCTTGTCGCCGAAGAAGGTGGCATCGATATCGCCGCTATCTTCCCGCAGGGTGGCTGGGTCATTGGTGCTCGATTTGGTCATCATGTAGCTGACACCGTTATCACCTTCCCAGGTGAGGGTCGCGTCTTCGATGGCGTTGATCTCCATCACATCGACATCATCATCGGCCGCAATGACCATTTGAATGCTGGGGCCAACATACTTGCGGCTCTTTCCCCACGACTTGCCTGGGCCATTGTGTTGGGTGCGGGTGTAACCGCCAGGATTGAGCACGGCACCCGCCTTGGTCTTGAGCTGTTTGCCGTTGGCACGGATGGTCACTTCACCCAGGATTTGTCCCATGGTGGTCTCCTTACAGTTTGAACTGGATCAGGGCTGCGAAGACGCGCAGCTGGTTGACAACGTCCGGGTGGCAGACGCAGTTGAGGCGGTTGCGATCGCTAGTGTCGCGGGTCACATCCAGGGTCTCTTTGAACAGGTCAAAGTTTTCCATCAGTCCTGCACTCACCCAGCCAAGCGCCACTTCCAGAATGGCCTGCTTCATCAGTTTCGGCGTCACTACCGGCTGCGCCGGGTCGAGCTGCGGCAGCTCGTTGTCATCGGCCAGCTTGTGGCGCGGGTAACGGTTGGTGACCATCACCTTGATGTCGTAACGCATCTTGCCCAGGGTGGCCGGCGTGGTGATGTCCAGGTAGCTGGGGTCAGGATCGCCATAGCTGTTGAGCTGGTACATCGAGATCTCGCGCTCGATGGCCACCACCTCGTCGGGCTGGATCTGGTGGGTGGCAATGCCGGACTTGAGCAGGTTGTTGCGCTCGTCGAACGCGAAGCGGTCGGCCTTGGCCGGGGCCAGGATGCCGGGCAGCACCAGGGTCTGCAGCGGCCGCGCCGGATCGATGGCTAGGTGATAGGCCGCGATGCCGCAATAGCTGGCCGCCCACTCCCAGACCGGGCTCGGCGACTTGCTGGTGCCCATGCAAGAGATCAGGAAGTCGTTGCTGGCCTCGCCGAACGTGATGGTCTCGCCGTAGGTACCACGGAATGCGGTATAGGCGATGGCCTCGCTCATCTTGAGCGGGCCCCAACGAGTCAGCAGCTCGTCACGCAGGGTGTTGAGGCTGGCCGTATCGTTGAACGGCATCATGATGTGGTTGTACCACTCATCTGGCATCGCACCGATGACGGCGGCCATGTCGGGCGCGCCGGATCCGCCGGTCATGGCCACGGTGGTGATGGTCACCCCTGGCGGCAGCTGCTCGCCGGCATTGTAGTTGTAACGCAGGTCGATGCTGTTACCGGTCAGGCCCTTCCACTTCGCAGTGATGTTGACCTTGGCGGTATCGGTGCCATCCACGGCGGCGGTCACGGGCAGATTCTTGGCGGCGGTGATGGCGGTGGCCACGTTGGTGGCGATGGTGGCAGCGGTGGCGGCAGCGGCCACACCCACCTGCAGCAGCTGGCCGGCGATCAACAGATAGAGGGTGCCCGCTTGGGTAGCGGGGCCGGTGAACTTGAACGACCCGGCAGCGGCCGCGCCGGCGCTGATATCGCCGATGGGCAGGGCGAAGGTGCGTGTGTAGCTGTTGGCCTTGCGATAGCGCTTGGCGGCCAGCGCCATCATGGAGCCGACGCCGAACAGGGCATCAATGGCCGACTCGCTGACCGGCACCTCGACCACCTGCAGCGGCGTGGCGGTACCGGCATCGCCGCCAGCGTCGGTCATCTGGCCGAACAGCATCACGTTCTGATCCTGGGCGATATTGCCGCTCAGGGCCTGGCTGTTGTCGATCTCGATATAGACGAGCGGCACGCGCACGTCATTGGGGATGGTTCCGAGAGCCATGGTCACTTCTCCGCTTTCTTGTTGGTGGCCTTGGCGGCCGGTTTCACGTCTTCTTTGTCGGCCTGCGCTTCCTCTACGGTAAGCACATCGCCATCGGCAAGCCGCTTGAGCCAGAAGCTGGTGCGCGGTACCCGCTCACCCTCTGCGGCCAACTTGCTGCCATCCGGCTTGCGGATGGTCAGCCCTTCTTTCGGTTTCAGGTGCAGTTCCACGGGTGCTCCTATGGGGTGGGGCCAGGCAGGTTGATCGTTGCCTCGCAAACGGGGGCGCCATCGGCCAGCTCGGCCTTGAAGTTGAAGCGCAGGAAGTCGTCCAGGGTGGCTTCGTCGATGGGTTCATCCAGCGGCCAGTCCTGGCGCCAGGTGACCGACCAGATCGCCAGCCCCAGCTTGTCGATGGCGGTGGTGTAGAGGTTGTCAGCCCGCACCGATTCTGGTGCCGAGCTGGCGCCGGTACCGACCCAGCCCCCCTTGAGCATCAGCGCCTTAGCCAAGCGACAGGTGATCACTTCGGCCCGCTGGTCTTTGGCGTAGGCGAATTGCTCCGCGCAGAAGACGAAGGCGGCGAACTCGACGGTGCCGATCAACCGGCTGCCCTGGTTCTGCATGGCCACTACGCGCTGGGCGCAGATGCGGATGCCGCCCTCCTTGCCACTCATCCAGCGCTTGATGTCGTCCGCCTCGTTGAAGCGGCCGATGTGGCGCTCCACGGTCTGGACCCGGTCAATCAGACGATTGGCGCCGGCGCCGGTCGCTTCCAGGTAAGGCTTGAGGTACTGCACCACCGCTTCGCAGGCGCTGACGGTACTGCCAATGGTGCCAAAATCCGGGCGGCTCATAGGCCTGCCTCCTTCATCACGTCTTGCCAGAAGTCGCCGATCACGGCGAGCAGCTCGGTCTGGTTGTCACTGGACAGACCCAGAAACTCGCGCTGGGGGATCTCCATCTGGCGGGTGAACGACCCCACCGACTGATACACCGGGAAGGCTAGCGCTTTGCCAAACGCCTGGGTGATGCGGCGGATGTGGGCCGGAACCTGCACGGCTCCGCTGAACCCGTCTTGATGCACTCCGGCATAGGCCAGCGCCGAGCCCACCCGCACGCTGTTGCGTTGCACCTGGTACTCGATGCTGTCGAGCAGATCACCATCGCCCTGCAGCAGGCTCTGGTTGCCGTGGCGGGTCTTGGCGTAATCGGCCGACCAGGGCGCCCAGGGCGTGCCGTCCGGCGCGGTCTTCTCGTCGCTGATGCGGCGGCGGGTCTGGCTCTCGACCACGGCGCCGATGCTTTCCAGCAGCTCGGCCTTGTGGTCGCTGCGGCCCAGGGTATCGAGTAGGCGCTGATAACGCGCCAGCTCTTCACCACGGGTCGAGACCTCAACCGAGATCGCCATCACAGCACCCCTTTCAGGCTGTTGCGGGTAAACAGGCGCTCGTTGTCCTGCACCAGCTCCACCTTGCCGATCGCGCCCTCTGGCGGCATGTCAGGGGTGGGCAGGCCTAGATCCACCTTGCCGGCCGCAATCTCTTTCACCTTGGCGATGGCCCGGTCGTAGCGGTCTTGCAGCAGGTTGGTGACCTGGGGATCGCGATCACCCAGCCAGTAGAAGGCGATGACGATGGCCTGGCGCTTGAGCAGATCCGGCACGGTCGGCAGCGGCAGCACAAAGCGACGGGACAGGTAGCCGTTGATTTCGTCATCAGCGGCCGTCAGCGCCTCATCGATCCAGGTGTCGTTGAGGGTGTCGGTCGACCGGTCGAGGGCGAAGTTGTAGAGCATTCCTTCGTCACGGTCGATCAGGTCCTGCTTCGTCGCGTAGATGGCCATGGGTTAGTCCTTGGTCACTTCGCTGCCGGGTACCACGGTCAGCCAGGATTCCTGGTGAACACGTTGTGCCTCGGCCGGGGTCAGGTAGCAGCACGGGATCTCGCAATCGTGGTCGTGCGGCACATCGGCCTTGGCAGCCACCACAAACACGCGGGTGGGGCTGGAGTGCAGGAAGTGGATGCCACAGCGCCAGAAGCCGGCCGGCGACTTGGCCTTGGCGTCGAACTGGCCGAGCAGCCAGTCGGGCAGATCGCTGGCCATTGCATCGCTCAGGTTCGCCCCCGGCTCGCTGGAGGCTCCGATGGCGTTGGTGCCACCCTGGTCACCGGCGTTCTGGGTGGTCGCTGCTGCCGCGGCTGCCAATCGCGCCTCTTCGGCGGCTTGCTGCTCTGCTGCCAGACTGGCGGCCTCGGCGTTCGGGTCTACCAACACAGCATCTTTTTTCTGTTCGGTTTGCGCTTGCACCAGCTCGGTACCCGCGCCCACTGCTGCCGCTCCCAGCGGCTGGCTTTTGTCGTCTGCTTTCTTGCGAGGTGCCATTTCAATGCTCCTGTAAAGGGTCAATACAGGCGGATTACACCGCCGATATCACGGTTTCAGTGGTGATCTGCTCGGCAATCAACAGCACGCCGGTCAGGTTGAAGGTGCCACCATTGCTGCGGATCACCGGCTTGGTGCCGCTCAGCGCGATAAAGCCGTTCTTGTCGATAGAGAAGAAGGTTGCCAGGGTGATGACATCACTGGTGACGGCGACATCACGACTGGCCACCAGGCGGTTGCCATTGGTACCGGCAAAGTCGAGCTGCATGGAACGGTTGGTACTGCCGCCGGTCCAGCTGCCTTCCAGGTTGAGCTTGAAAGCCACACTGGCGTTGTCGTTGTAGACGTTCAGCTTGTCGCTGGTCGCGTTGAAAAACGGGGCCAGCGTGCCAGCTGCAGGCGCCGGCAAAGCCTTGAGCAAGGCAACCAGATCGCGGTTGGTATCACCGGGGATAGAAACACCGGTCAAGCCAGACCAACGCACTTCGCTTTTCTTGCGCGCCGGCAACGGTGTGCTCGGGCCCTTGAGGAAGCTGTCGCCAAACATGGGTTATCCCTCCACCACAACCAGCGGGCCGCCAGGCTGTTGCAGCGCACGGGCATAGATATTCTGGGCCGGGTCAAAGCTCCAGCTTTCACGCTTTCCGCGCTCCAGCGTCAGGCCAACCATTTCAGTGGGCGCCGGTAGGGTATTGCCAGTGCGGAAAATCACCAGCTGGCCGGTCTGGTTTTCCATGGTGCCGCTGACAGCACTGGATACCAGCACCCAGGCGGTCGTGCTCAGCGTCTTGGTAGTCGTGGCCATGGGGTTCTCCTGGTTGGGTAAACAGTCGGGGCTTCAACGCTATGGTGTTGCCAGCTCCACCCCGACTGAGTGGGAGACGTCGGATGTCGTTTACGGCAGGTATTCGCTAACCACGATGTCGACGTTGTTGTAGTAGATATTGCTTTCCCCATTTTCGAGGAACTCGCGCTTGATCAGCTTGCGGGCAGCAGATTCGTTACTCACGCCGACGACCAGGACACGGGCTTTGATACCGATGGGGGTGCCGTTGGACTTCTTCATGCTGGCCAGCTTGTTTTTGGCCGCTTCGAAGTTGGCTTCATTCAGCGCAGCCTTGGAGCCGATAGCAGTCTGCGGCAGGCCAAAGCCATAGCCATGGCGACCGTCAACACCCGCCGCGAACTTGTTGTTGAACCAGGTGTATTCGCTGGTTGCGTTCATGGTCTGGAAGTCAAACGGGCGGCGTTCCTGGAACACGATGGGCTTGACCACCTGCATATCGTCGATAAGGAACCATGCTGGACCGGTATCGGTAGCCGGATCGCCAACTACGTTGGAGAAGGTAGTGGCCGGAGTGGTATCGAGCGGGTGATCAGTGTCGAAGAAGTTCTGACCGTCATAGCAGAGGGTACTGAAACCCGCTGCCAGCAAGCCGTAGCTGTTCTGGTCGGGGAAAACAGCCGCTTCACGCCCGAAATTTTCGGCGTTCATGGCGTACTTGCCGATCTGGTCGTCTTCCACGTCTTCGCGCTTGATGACGATGGATGCTTCAAAGGTCTTGTTGAGGATCTGATAGCCATGGCTACCAAGCTCAACCAGCTGACGGTTGCCAATCCACTCCTTGATTGCCGGCAGATCTTTGAGCCAGCCGTAGAAGTTGGAGCTACCAGCGCTTGGCACCTTGGTAGCGACACGGGACCACTGCGGGGAAATGGTGCCCAGACCACGGGTGTAGGCGGCGGACATGGAGACGGTCAGCGCCTCCAGAATTTGAGCTTCGGTAAAGGCCATGATGGATTACTCCCCTTGTTTGGCTTTCATGGCTTGCTTGGCAGCCAGGAACTCTTCGGGCGTGTGGCCCATCTTGCGGCACAGAGCCAGTTCGTCAGCGCTCAGCGCACCACCCTGCTGCGGTTTGTTGGCGGGGGCATTGGCATCGGCGATCACCGGGGCGGTCTGCACAAATGCCTGGAACTTCTCCACACCACCTTCAGCGCGGCACATGCCCAGGAACATCTCTTTGTTGGCCGGGGCGATTTTGCCGGCGGCGATAGCATCATCGACCAGGGCACCCAGCTTGGCCTCTTCGGTCTGCTTGACCTTGTCCTCGGCGGTGGTGGCGCGGTTCAGGGCCAGCTCGTAGGTCTCTTTCGGGACGAACTTGGTCAGGTCAGGGCCGGCATTGGCACGGTTCAGGGCCAGCTGATGATCGGCCTTGAGGGTATTGATGGCGGTGAGCGCGGACGCGGTATCCGCATCAGCACCCAGACCCAGGGCCTGGGTCAGTTCAACGGGCAAGGGCATTGGAGTTTCCTCACGGTTCAGGGCAGGGAGTTGATCGAGGTTGGGCTCGTTGGTCAGGCCAACGCTGGCGATGCTCAGCACGGTGCCGGCGTCGTCGAAGGTGAAGGCCGGGGAGTAGAAGGCGTATTCCTTCTTCTCCAGCATCTCACGCCCTTCGCTGTTCCAGTCCACCATGCCCCACACTTCGCCGCCGATGTTCTGCAGGGCGAGGATCCAGCCAACGGCCGGGGCTTTCTCGCCCTTGGGGCCTTTGATGTGGGTGGCGTGCTCAACGTCGAACGGACGCTTCTTGGTGAACGAGGCCACCACGGCATCCGGGTTGCTGTTGTTCCAGGTACGGCCATCATTGCCGCCGAATACCCCCGGTGGGATCAATGGCAGCCAGACCTTTTCGTCACGCACAGTCTGGCGAGACAGGTCAAAGCAGAGGGCAAGATAGGTCTTGGGCATGATCGCTCCGTCACATAACAACCTCCCGCCAGGTGGCTGAGTGGGTTGAATGAACAAGTTGTGTAGACGAATCGATGATGCGGGAGTTGGCCACGGCGAGTGTAATGACGGTTTTCGCTGTGAATGGATGGGGCGGTATGGCAGAGGGAGGGCAAGTCACCAGCAGGGAGAGGAAGCGCTGGCAGAGACGTCAGGATGATGACCGGACATCAACAGGGTACACAGGATCGCGAACGGGGAGAAGTGTCACATTGGGTGATGAAGCGAAATCGCAGGTTCGACACCCACTACAACCATCTTTAAACACCATTTAAACGGCGCCAGAATCAATTCCACCCCGTTCACTAATACGCTGGCAGCTAAAAACGTTCACAGAGGCGCTGATAGCGTTTGACGCATGGTTTGTTCTTTGGCCGCCAAGTCGGTTTTCAGGGCTTGCTGTCGGGCTTTACCTGGATTGTAGTTCCACCCCGGTTCGATACCGCTGGGCAGCACCTCCACTTCCCCGGTGCGCTTGTTCACCCACTCCTGGTTGCCATCGTTCGGGGCGGCGAACTGATAGCCCTGGGTGCCTTCGAGCTTGGCGTATTCGAACTTGCTGATCTGGCGCACCCAGCAGTGACAGCCCCAGCCGTTTGGCGGCATGTGGGTTTGCCACCAGGGATGGTCCACTGGCAGGGTGATGCCGTTCCAGCTCACATGCAGGGCGCGGTGCTCGCGGGCAGGCCCCAGCTGATAGACCAGGTATGGCATGGCCCGCTTGGTGCGCTCGATGCGCTGCCACTGGCCAGCGGCGCGGGCGGTGCGCATGTTGGTGCGGTAGATGGTCTTGATACGCCCCTCGCTGCCGAGCTGCACCTGCTTGGTTTCGCCGGTGGCAGGGTCGTCCATCTGCTGGATTCCCCACCACCCGGATTTGACCAGCAGCGGCTTGATGGCGGCGGCGAACTGCTGATAGGTCTGGCCCTGCGCCAGCGCCTGCTCGACCAGGGCCCGCACTTCGACCAGCAGATCGGCGTTGAGCATCTTGGCCACGGTGAAGGCGTTGGCGTGCTCTTCCTTCCACACGTCGCGATAGTCAAAGCCGGGCTGCAGCCCCTTTTTCTTGAACCAGTCCAGCGCCTCTTTAGGCGGAAAGGCGAACGCCTTGGGCTCAGGCATCTTGCACATCCCCCATGCCGCGCAAGCGGAAGGTGTAGTCGGCCAGCTGCCTGGTGAACTGCTCGGCGCTCAGTGACTCCTGCAGGGCAAGTAGGCCCGCATTGAACTCGTCGAAGCTGGCGGCCGTGGCGGCCAGTTCGATGATCGGGTTCATGAAGTCCTCGCCGCCCACCTCGACCCAGTCGCTCATCGCCTCCTCGGTAAGCTGGTCGATGGTCTGTTCGCTCGGCTGCTGGATCCGGTTGATGGCCAGGCGCTGTTGCTGCCTGTTCATAGCCAGCGGCTGCACGGCTTGCAGCTGCATGGCGCTCAGCGGTTGCAGGGTGACTTCATCCGGCTTGGGCGCAGCCAGGCCAAACTTGTCTTGCATGGCGCTCTCGCTCACCTTCATGCCACGGTCAATCAGCGGCATCAGGCTATCGACCATCATCTTGAGGTCTTCCGGCTCAGGCACCCGGATGCAGACGCGCGGGTATACCTTCTGCACGCCCCAGTTCAGCGCGATGAACGGCTTGACCAGGTACTCGTTGATGGTGGCTTCGAGCTGGCGGGCGTCCCACTTGGCGATGTCCAACCGCACCTCGTTGTGCACCGTGGCCTGGGCGCGGCTGCTGCCATCGTCGGTGGTCATGGTCTGACCGAGTACCGCTTTGCTGGTCTGCTCGTCCGCCCAGCGGGCCATGTTCTCGAACAGGGTATCGCCGCCATTCCCCTTTGCCGTTTCGACCAGCTCAACCATCATGCTTTCGGGGATCACCGCGCCGGCATCGCTGGCGATGGTGGCGATGGCCATCTTGAGGGTAGCGATCTGCTCGGGGGTAGCGTTGGCCCCGTACTTGCCAACCCGGATGGGGATGCCGAACACTTCGGCGAATGCCCACCAGTCCCGCACCGTGAAGCTTTTCAGCATGTACATCACGGCGCAAAGGCGGGTCAGGCCGTTGCGCCAGATGCTGCCAGACTTGGTGCGCGGCAGGTGAACGATGAACTTGTAGGGTTCCAGCGGTTTACCCTGGGGGGCATCGTCGCTGATGAGCAGGATCTTGCTCAGGGTCTCGGCATCTGGCCGCAGATAGCGGGGATCAACCCACTTGTAATCCTTTGGTACCCAGGGGTTGACGGTGGTATCCCACAGGATCTGGCATACCCCCATACCCTTGCCAAGGCCATCGAGCAGGTCGAAGAACAGCTCTGGGATCTGGTCGCTCTCCATCAGCAGGCGCACTTCGTCGGCAAGCTTCTTGTCGAAGGCATCATCACTGGCGGCTTCGACCGTGGGTGGCAAGGCCGCCACGGCCAGCTTGCGGGTACGCAGCACGGATGCGTAGTGCAGATCCCGCTCTTCAATCTCTTCGGCCAGGGTCATGTAATCCTGGGGGTTATTGCCATCGACCACCGAGCGCAGCAGGCCAGCCAGACGCTGGGGGGTGATGGTGCTGGCCACGCTGTTGGGGCGCGGGTTGCGCACGCTGGTGGTGTGGGCCAGCGCGATATCTTCACCGAGCGCCGGCTTGTCGGGTTTGATGGGGTTGCCCCGGCTATCAACAATCTTGGTCACAGTAATCCGCCTCCGTTACGCAGGCCACGGGTCAGGGCCATCTGCCGCTGTCCGTCCTGGTCTTTCTTGGGGGCACCCACCTTGGCGATGCGGTGCAGTTCGTAGATATGGTTCTCTGCCCGGCTGGCCAGATAGGCCAGGAAGATGGCCACCGCCGAGTCGCCGTGACGCTTGTTGCCATCACTACCCTGGGTGCGGCTGTCGTCGATGCCGGGGGTGCCCCGGTAGATCTGGATCTGTCCCAGGTCGGTGATGATGTCTTCGTGGCGCGGTAGCTCCAGCTCGTCATCTTCAAACGCTGCCTTGAAGCGCGGCATGTTCTCGCGGTAGAAACCGACCGATAGCATCACCTGCACCACCTCTTGGCCGTAGCGATAGGCGGCCTGTTCGGCCAGGTATTGGCCATTGCCACGGGCATCGAGCCAGATGCCATCGCGGCGCGGCAGGCGATCGCAGATGAAGTAAAGGGCCTGCTCCTGCTGTTTGAACGGGGTGTTCTTGAGCTCGACGGTGAACGGCACGCGGCGGCGTGTATCCGGCAGCACCTGGATCGGGGCAAACACCGTCAGGTCACCGGAACGGGCGAAGTCTTCGCCCAGGGCGTGGCGATGGCTGCGATCCAGCTTCATCAGTTCGGGGAAGGCCTCGGCCTCCAGCCACTCCTGCATCTCGGCGTTGCGCTCCGATTCGCTGGAGCTGTTGAAGGTAGCCGACCCGGTAAAGCGCAGCACCGGCCCATCTACCCTGCAAGCCCGTTCGCGCAGGCCACGGGGCAGATAGGCACCGCCGCCGCTCTTGGGCTCGCAGTAGTATTCTTCCCTGGCATCTTCTTCGGTGGCGGTGTCGCGCAGCAGGTTGCGCAGCCACTCGTCCTGCAGCTCTTGGGTCCACGTCTTCTTGGTGACCTGGCAAATGCGCTGATAGAGCCCCTCATTGATGGCCGTCTCGATATCGATGCGATGCACGCTGAACCGCTTCTTGCCGGCGCGGCTATCCATGATCAGGGTGTTGAACAGGTTCTCGATGCCGTTGTGGGTCGAGATGATCCGCACCTTGCTGCCCCACATGGTCAGCGCCAGCGCGGCCTTAAGGATGGCGGCCAGGTCTTTGTGGAAGGCACCCTCGTCGATCACCACGTTGCCCTGCATCCCCCGCAGGTTGCTGGGGTTGGATGACAGCGCCTTGATCTTGAAGCCGCTGGCGAAGTTGATGACATAGACCAGGATGTCTTTGTCTTCGTTCCCAAGCGCCTCTTCGCCCACTTCGCTGGCGGCGCAGTTGTAGGCGCGGGCCCACATGGCGCAGGCATCGATAAACTCGCGGGCCATGTCTTTGGTGGTGCCGACATAGAAGGTGTCGCAGCCGCCGGCGCTGGCTGCCATGGAGCCATTGAGCGCGGCATCGGCCGCCTCTGCCCAGGTGAGGCCGGTTCGCCGGCTCTTCTCGGCGATCTTGAGCGGCGAGGTATCGGCAATCCAGCGCTTCTGATAGGTCAGCAGCACTTCGTTGGGATCGAACTGGCCGCCAATGATGGCGGCCGCGGACTGGTTGCGAAGGGCATTTTCAGCCGGTGTCAGATGGTTCATCACGCTATCCCCAGGATCTTGTTGCGGATGTCGGCGGCCGTCTCTGCAGAGACCCCGGCTTGAGTCACAATCTTCTCGGCAGCGGTAGCGGCCTCGGCGGCAAACGCGGCGCGGATCTCCTTCTCCAGCCTCTGGTTCAGAATGGAAGATTGAGAGATGCGCTGATAGGCAAGGGCCAGCTGGTTGAACTGCTTGATGTCGATCATCTCGCCGTCTTCCGTGGCTTCCATCAATGCCATGGAGGTTTCCCATGCCATGGTTTTCATGTTCTCGGCCATCAGGTTGCCGATCTGACTGGTCGGGGCATCCCCCAGTTTTGATGTCAGCACTTCGGCCATTTCTCTTGCCTTGGCGATACGGCTGCCTGCGGCCTCTACCTGCTTTGAATAACGGTTCAGGCCGGTGCGGCTGATCTGCTCTTCCGGCGGCAGGCCGGCTTCCAGGATCAGCTGATTGACCTCGGCCAGAATGGCTTTCTGTGACATGTCGCCAGAGCGCAGCATCGCCGCCAGCTGGCTGCGGATATCGGCTGGCAGCTGCTGGATCTTGCTCTTGGTATTCTTGGTCTTGGTGGTCATGGTTACCCCAGCATCAAGGCTTCTTTGGTGGCGGATTACCCGGCTTTTTTGGCTCTGCCTTTTCACATGGGGCTAGCCCATGTTTTTTTGCTCCCCATGTACCACGCTTCAAACGGCAGTTTTCACAGTCACATGCTTTCATGGTTACCCCAGCAGCTTGTCAACAAGCGGGGCCGTGCAGCCCCATAGCGCAGAGACGGGATCGCCGACGATGGGCAGGGCCAGCAGATAGCCGGTCACCATCATGGCGGCGATATCCAGCAGGCGGCCTTTCATGCGTGGCCCAACCGGCGAGCGCGGCGGGTTGCCCGCTTAGCCTTGGCCAGACGTTGGGCCCGCTTGACGGACGGCAGCCCGCCGTTGAAGGCGGTGCGGGAGTGCTTGGCTTGCTCCCCTTTCCGAATGATGGTGTCGATGGGCGTGATGCCTGGGTCGGCGTTGGTGTTTCTCAACATGGCGCTCAGGCCACCAAGCACCAGCCCCACCAGGGCGCTTTTCATCTTCATCAGCAGCTCCCTCATAGTCACACCGGACGCGGTTTCTTGACGCCATCTACCACGGCCTGGCCAGTGGCCACGTCGTCCCCCCGGCCGGTCAGCTTGGCCACCAGGGTCTTGCCCACCTCATCCACCGTCAGCAGGCCCTGTTCCTCCAACCAGCGGATATGGTTTCGCACCACATCGCGGCTGCAGCTGTGGCCATACTCTTCCAGGCACGAATCCAGGATAGATTCGTTGGCCGAGTAGCCGGCCATTTCCCGCAAGCTGCGCAGGATCAGCAGGCGCTGATCCGACACCACAAATTCTCTCATCGACGTCATATAACCCCCGTTTATTTCTCGTTTAAACGCTGTTCGAGCAGCAGGTTGATCTGGTGATTGGTGGGCTTGAGCTGGGCGGTGAGGGCCTTGATGTCCCCCCGCAACCCTTCGAGCTGAATGCCCAGCTCATAGAACTGCTCCTGGGTCGGCAGGTTGTCGACGCGACTTTCGAGGCTGGTAACGCGGGTGGTCAGCTCGTCCATGGCAGTGCTCACTTCTTTCAGTTCTTCGCGGCGGGCAAAGGTCTTGCTCAGCCACAACATGACGATGGTGGCCAGTATCGCCACCCCCGTGGTGATGACGCCCCACCACTTCGGGATCCAGTCAAACTCCATGGCGATGCCTCCCCATGCTCTCGCTCCAGCTCTGGCATGGGACGCAGCGCACGGCGTCTGGCGCTGCCTCCAGCCGCTCACTGGCAATCTGCTCCCCACAGCTCAGGCAGAAGCGGTTGCCGGCGGCGTCCTGGTCTGGGGTTTCGGTACCGCGTCTGGCCAGCTGGTTGGCGATGGCTCTGTCGCGACTCTCTTGTTCTTGTTGTTGGGCACGGTCAAACAGGTCGGTCATTTGGCCCTCGTCAGCAGGTTGGAGACGGTGCTGGTGATGGCGGCGCCAACCTTCTGGCCGCTGGCCTTGGGGTGGGGGGCGAAGCCGTCGAGGGTGCGCAGGCCGAGATAGGCCCAGGCCGGGGTCAGCAGCAACAGCACCATGTCAAAATCAGGGCCATCGCCATAACCAAACGCCTTGAGCACGCTGAACAGCACCACGTAAATGGCCGACATCTGCCAGCTCTGGCGCGCCATCAGTGGGCGGGTGTGGCGCACGTATTCATCCTTGGCACCATCCCCTTCACGGATGGTCTGCTGGGTGGTGGCCTGCTCGGCCTGGCTGTCGGCCAGCTGCAGCTCCTGGCGGCGGGTCTGCTCTTTCTCCAGCTCGACCTTGAGCTTTTGCAGCTCGACCAGCACTGCCGGATCGGTGATGCGGCCGAGCTGTTCTTCGATGCTGGCTTGCTGCTGGGCGGCGGTCAGGCCTATGCCGGATACCTGCTCGACCATGTCTGCTACCTTGTTGGCGGTATCGCTGCCGCCAAACAGGCCGGCGACCCCACGGATCAAGGCGGGCCCCTGCTGCACCGCCAACGCGGCCAGGGCGGGGATTAACGGGAATGGCATGAGGATTCATCCTTTTTGAAGAGGGCCCGCAAATTGGCGCAGTGCATCGCCACCTTGTCGTTGCAGGTCGTGAGTATTTTGAAACGGTGACGATTCCGGTCGGCATAGATCTCGGCGGTGGTCACGGAGCACCAGCCCTTGGCGAACTGGCTTTGCATGGTGCCATCACGGCTATGCAGCGGGACGGTGCGATCGATGTCGCACTCGGCCACGCCCTGTTCTGCCATGGCCCGTTCCAGTTCCAGCCGCTTGTTGCGGCCATGGTCAAAACTCCACTGCCAGTTGCGGCCCATATCAGGCCACCTTGCGATAGTCAGGGTTGGCGCTACCTTCAACCACCTGCCAGCAGGCATCGGAGAGATGCGCCAGGCGGTTATGCCAACCTTCGAAGAAGCGGCCTTGAGACGGGTTCTTGAGCAGGATCCGGCCATAGAATCTGGCTCGGCGCAGCAGCAGGCGGGCCAGTACCCACTCTGGGTCCATTGCAACGATGGCCGCCTTGGTCTTGGGACCGATGATGCCGTCATCCTTCACGCCCATGACTTCCTGCAGCATCTTCACTGAACTGAGCCAGCCGTGCTGAACTGCGCCATCGAACACGGCCAGGGAGATGCCGGCCGGCAGTTCGGCACAATAGGCTTGCCGCCAGTAATCGCGGTGGTAGAGGAAGATGGCCCGATCGAGGGTCAGGTTCTTGATATCTTCGTTGGGATAGGCTCGCTTGCTGATGCCGGCTTTGGTTTCACCGCCCCGGTCTTTGGGGTCGTTGACATACCCCATATCCGGGCGCAGGCCACCTTCTTTATCCAGCACGAATTGGATCGCGTGCTGAAATGCCAAGCTATATGGCTGTGAGAATTGAATGACGTTCGACATATCCACCTCGCGGTTAATATGTCGAGTGTGCTACTACACAAAAATATTCCGGGCTGACAAAAAACATCCAATAAAAAGAGGCCTACTAAGAGGCCCCTTTATTCAATTTGGTTTATTATTTCACCAAATAATGCCCTGACATATTGCCTTTTATTCCGCAAAAGTCCAACGATGCTTGCTTGGCATTCACGATAACGCCTTTGTTATTTCCAGTGGCGACATAGAACTGATGTGTTTCGGTATGCTGGTCATGCACATTGAAGACAACGTCTTCGGTCCAGCCGTATTGTTCAAAACGCCAGCCGGTGAAATGATCGCCCGGTTCCATCTCACCCTGTTCATAACGGGCCTCTACCTTATCTACCCCCCAGCCATCGCGCACCGTGGGGCAGGCCTTCACCAGTTCGGCATAGGCCTGCTCGATGATGGCGCGGTTGCCCTGGTCACGTTCGGCGATCGTGAGGGGAGCAGCAGCCAGCGAGCTGCTGAGCAGCAAGGCGGAAAGAACAAGGGATTTCATCAGTTTTCTCCAAACAAGTCAGGTTGACGGCGCTTCATCTCGAACTTGCGCATGCGAGCGGTGATGCGCCAGATCTCGCGCTGAGTCACCTTGTATTTCTGCGCCAGTTCAAAGGTGTTGTCGCCCTTGAATTCGGACCATACCCGCAGATCGCGGATGGTGTTTTGCAGCAGCTTACCCCGTGGCAGGTAGAATTGCAGCCCGCCATAGACCCGGCACAGTTCCGCCAGCAGGATGATAGCCAGATCCGGCGAGTCGCCATGCTTTTTCACCGTGCTGAAAAACAGGGTGTACAGTTCGCGCATGGTCTCTGGCCAGCGGGCCGTTTTTTCATCTTCGATGATGTTGATGGTGTCGCTCAGCAGGGCCGCGTCCAGCTGTTCACCGAACATATCGATGGTCTGTTCGTCTCTGTCCATCACATCCTCCTGGTGGCAGATAAAGCAATACCCAGCGACGGCTGGGTATTGGGATCATAACGCACTGGATCTGGCCCACCAATTCAAAGGCCCCTTACGGGGCCTTGTTGTGTATCTCGCTCACTGGCTTGCTGCCATCGATCACCATTATCCTCGGCGGCCGCTGGCCGGGGTTCTCATAGGCATCGCGGATCAGGTCATACCCAGGCATGGCATCTTGCCGGTGGCTCAGGGTATCCGGTACCGATTCGCCACGGGCTAGGATGGCATCTTTCATCAGGCGAATATGCCACTTCTTCAACGCCTCCAGCACCCGCTCGGCCTGCGCCGAGGTAAGCCACTCCGCCCGGCTGATGCCAACGCCGCCGTTGGCGCTGGCGGTCATGCGGCGGATAAAGCTGCCCAGGGCATCCTCAGAACCGTCGTGCAGCAGGCCGTCCTGCTTCATGGTGATCCAGATGGCCCGCAGCTTGCGCACCTCCGGCGCCTGCACCTTAGCCGAACTGGGCGGAGAGCGACGCCCGGTCACCTTGTCGCTCCCCTTGACCTTGAACCCCAGCCCCTTCATGGCGGTGATGACGGCGTCCAACTTGCTGGCGCTCATGCCCTTGGCAGAGCGGACACCGGTGACCTGCTCTAGCAGGGCGCGATATTCCTCTTCATCCAGCCCCAGCTCGCGGCGGCCGACTTGCACCAGCTTCAGCAGGCGCTTGGCATCAGGCTGCATGGCGGCCCCCATTCAATTTGCAGAGGTAGATGAAATGCGCCAGATGCTCGCGATTGACCTGCGCGAACGGGATAAAGCTCATCGGGCGCACTGCTTTCAGAGGCCGGTTGTGGATCCGCTTTTCATGTGGCACGGAAAATCCGGCTTTCTTGCATTCGTTGATCAGTTCGCGCAGGCGGTTGCGGCGGTGCTTCTCCGGTGAGCTGCTCTCGGTGCCATAGATCTGGCGCACCAGGTTGTCGATGTGGTGATTGCCATGTTCGTTGGCCAGCAAGGTATTCAGCTTGTGGTACCGGCGGATCTTGAGCAGGGTAACCGGGCTGGCAGCGGCCAGTTCGCCACGGGCGCGCAGGGTAGCAATCGCCCCATACAGATAACGACTGGAGTAGCCCAACTCGGTAGCCAACTCTTCGGCGCTCATGTGCTGCCACAATGGCACCTCCATGATCTCGCACTTCATGCTGGCCAGCCGGGTTTCGCTCATTTTGCAGTGGGTCTTACTGGTCATCGTCTTCTTCCTCATCTTTTTTCGTGATGGTCACGTAAATCTGGTTGGTAGTAGGTGGGTTTCCTTCACGCCACCTGGGCATCCATTCGTCCAGCCATGCCATGGCGTTGGCATCGGCCTGCTGTTCAAGTTCGGCCAGCTCTTGATCATCCATTCCTGCATGCTTGCGCCTTGGGTAGCAGGGATGATTGGCCTTGACGTAGTTCATCATTCGGCGCTGGTACTCACCGTTCATGCGGCTTTCCTCTGTTTGCGCTGCGCGGCTTTCTCCGCTTCACAGGCTTTGCAGTAGTGCTGCAGGCCGTCTAGTGAGTAGACGTGGTTCCACACTGACCAGAAGGCGGTATCTTGCGGCCAGTATTCGTTGCAACCGCTGCAGAGCTTTTCCAGCCCCATCTCGGGGTCCAGCCTCGCCTTGCCAGAGGCCAGTCGCTTGGCCAGTGCACCAAGCTTCATCAGTGGCGTGTATTCACCGTGCATACGGCCCCCTTGCCATCCCACTGCAGGCGATCGGCCTCCAGCTCTGCCAGCAACTGCTCGGCGCCGCGCAGGGCATCACCGGCAATGTCGTTGGCGTGGTACTTCCTTGCGCCCCGTGACAGGGCAGTAAACCGGCGCTGCAGCACCAGCTTCTCTTTCCATTCCAGCGCGATGGCCATCTCGCCATAGAGCCGGTTTAACAGGTTGTTCAGCACATTTCGGGTCATAGCGTCCTCGCGTATCGTGAGTGGGTTATGACCGGGCCCGGTCGGCTGCTCATCAGTGCCCAGCCACCACGCTGGGCAGACGGGGGAAGCCCCCCCGTTTCGCTTATTGTCCTGGCGCCGAGTAATCGACAGTGACGCTGGCGATCGGCGTCTTGTTCAGGGTGATGGTTGAAGTGACCTCGGCTTTACCGTCATCAATCCAGACCATCTCTTCACGCAATGCATCGATCATCTGCTGGCGGCCTTCTTCACCAAGAAGAGCGGCCGTGGTATTCATCACTGCTTGCTGCTGGCCAATGGCTGCCCGCAGATCGATGAAGAATGCATCGAGCTTTTCAGCCGGGATTTTGACCGCGATATCCTTGATGGTGCTGATGATGTAGTTCTTCTGGTCTGCCATTTCAGGCCCCTTGTTTAGCCAGGCACTTACGCGCCTTGTTGACGATGGTGGTCAGCATGGCCAGGCGGGAGCGGTGCTTCGCGGCTTGGCCGTACTGGTTGATGAAGTCGATGGCCAGTTGTGCATCGATCAGCGCCTGTTGCGGATTGCTGCGCAGCTGGCATTCCAGGGTGCTTTTGCCATCGTCCACGCTGGTATTGAGCAGGTATTTCACGTTCGACATATCGGGTACCTCAGTTGACCATGAACAGGCCGGTGAACAGACCGGCTACAAAGGCCCCATAGAACAGGGCCATCACATTGACCAGGATCCAGAAGGCGGCTTCACCGTTCATGCGGCCCCCTCTTTCAGCTCGCTGACCAGCTCCAACCCCTCGATCTTCTTGAACTGGCGCACCAGCGCCGTGCTGCTGCCGAAGGCGGGGAACAGGTAGGTAGTTCCCTGCTTTTCCGGATCCTTGCCATACAGTTCATTGGCAAACTTGGCACCACACTGCCGCTTAGCCTTGGCGTAGTTCTCCAGATCTTTCTTGCCATAGCGCTTGTGGAACTTGTGGCAGAAAACCTGCTTGACCACCTTGTTCATAAACTCGTCTGCAGGGTCGATATCTTCGAGCACCTTCATCCATGTTCCTTTGATAGCGCCATCGATATAGACGGCCAGCACGGTAGTGCTTTCGGTCTTGCGCTCGCGGGTTACGCTGATTTTGTGGCCGTTGAGATCGAAGAGCATGTGCACCCATGCCCCCTGCAGTTCTGCCTCGATCGCTTTCCACTGCTCCTTGCTGATGCTCATCACGCCTCCCGCTTGCCGAAACGGTGGATGCAGGTCATGCACAGGTCGACGCGGGACTGGGCCCAGTGCTGGTTGGTGATGTTCTTGGCCGCCTTCTTTGCCATCACCCACAGATCCAGGGCGGTGATATAACGCCCCTCGCGCTCGAACTCGGCGGCGCGGGTGGCCAGCGCCAGATAACCGTTAGGATTGCGGGCGATCTCGTCTCCCTTCAACACTGCATTAGCCATGGTGTAACTCCTGTTCAAATCGGGTTGTTTGACATTGATGCTTGTCGTACACGGTGACGATGGAGCCGTTCTTCAAGATGAAGTAGGCATCGTCACATTCGAGGATCCGGCGCGGGCTCCATCCCGCCTCGCGCTGCCGGATCCGCCGCAGCTGGCGTTTGCTTGGGCGCCAAGCCCGTGACAGGGCGCCCAGCATCTCCAGTTCGCTGCGGCCGGTACGTTGCACCCAGCGCTCGATGGCGTGGCGGGTGACGTACAGCGGGCCATAGCGGGTTTCAAACTCCACTACAAAAACCACATGGGCGGTGGCCATTGACACCAAACTCAACGCGAGTGCCAAGGCAGTGTTTACATGCAGCATACCGATCCACTTCGGTCTGCCCGACAAGCCCAAGGCCTTCGGTCATGATGGCCAGTTCTTGTTCGGTGACGGGCCACTCGTCTGGGTTGTAGGGCGGGTTGTCGAGCAGCCCGCACATCCAACCCATGGCATCCCGCACGCCTTGCTCATAGGAGCCATCTTCAAACTCGGTGCCCTGGTCTTCGCTCTGGTCAGCCAACAGCTGAGCCAGCGCCAACTGCTTGATCACTTCGGGGGTCAGGTTCTTCATGGCGGGCCTCACAGCTTCGACCAGTCGATGACGATGGCCTTGTAGGCCCCGGTACCGGTCTTCTCGTAGAACCGGATGTACTCGGCCTTGCCCACCACGGTGATGGCGTCGGCAATGGCCTGCATGGCCTCCTTCCACTCGGCACCCTTAATGTCCAGCTTGCGCAGTGAGAGCACCTGGTTGACGTCTACATGGCCGCCCTTGTTGACGCGGAAGGCGTGATCCACCAGGGCGCGGATCTCGTTGCTGCTGCCCTCGCTCCAGCGGACGATACAGCCGTCGATCAGGGTCTTGGCGGTCTGCAGGCGCTCGTCGAACTTGCGGTGTTCGCCAATAGCCCGCACCACCTGGAAGCGGCCATCAAAACTGGTGAGGGTGACGTTGCCCTTGGTGCCGCCGTACTGCACTCCGTACTCGGCGGCCGACAGATCCATGAAGGCCTCGATCTCCTGGGCGATACTGGCCTTGCGGGCCAGCAGGCGCAGCTTCTCTTCGTGCGCGTCGGTGCACAGGCGAGTCACCAGATCATCGCGAAGCAGGTCGAGCGGGGCGATCAGGGACTCTGGCACGAAGTGGCCCAGGGCGTTCTTGCGCAGGTTGTCGGTCTTGTTCTCAGTGGCGATAGTCATTGCTGTTTGCTCCTATTAAGCGGGGAAACCGGCGGCACGGTGGTGCAGGTACTCGACGGCGGTCATGTTGCCGGTCAGTTCGAAGTCGTCACGGCTCGGCTCGTCATGCCAGTGGATGATGCAGCCGCCGAGGCGGGCGGCGTAGGCGCGGCGGCGCAGACCGTTGACCTGCTCGTTCAGCTCGATAGCCCCCTGTTTCAGCTCGTCGGTGGGGTAAGCGATCTCGATCATCGGGCGTACCTGGGCTGCCTTCACTGCCAACACTTGGCAGCCATTCTTGCGCAGGGTGGCGATGACACGCTGGGCGATGACGCCGAGGCTATTGGTGCGAATGTTCATGCGTTCTCTCCTTGTGAATCACGGTTCAGCGGCGCCCAGGTGAGGTGCAGCCGGTCTTGCTCAAAAATCTCCTGACGGCCGGTGTTGTCTTGCATGGTCACCTCACCGTTGTTGCTATCCACCATCACCCCATAGCGGCCGCTCAGCAGGTGGATGTGGGTCCAGTTGTTGACGACGACATAGCAGGTGTCTGGTTGCGGCTTGGCGTTCATCACTCTCCCTCCAGCTCGTTGAAGGCCACCCGCAGTACCTGCTCGTTGAGCGGTTCGCCGCCGGAGTACATCACCGCCAGCTTGAGCACCTTGCTAACCAGACGCAGGGCGCCGGGGCGCTCGCTGATCTGCAGCAGCAGGGCGCGTTCGGCATCGCCGGTCACGTTCCAGGCATCGGCCACCGCCATCACGTCAGCCTTCTTGGCCTTGGTCAGGGCGCGTTTTTTGGCGACGCGGGAGTAAAGGCGGGCGAAATCTTCGGAGCGGTGGCCGCCGGTCAGCTGGGTGTACACCCGGCTGTTGCCGACCAGCACCATGCCCACCTCCACCTCTTCCACCAGGATGCGCAGCTCTTCGAGCACGTCGCGGCCAAGGTGGTCCGCTTCATCCACCACGATCAGGCCTTTGGTGGAGAGCAGGCGGCGGCGCAGGGCGCGGGCCAGGGAGCCACGCTGGCGCGGGGCGTTCTCCATCCCCAGCTCCATGGCCAGCTCGTAGAGGCATTCGGTCAGGGTGCTGCGGGTCGGGCTGGCGGTAACCATCCAGACGTTGTTGTTGTTGCGCTGGAAGTGGCGCAGGGCAGTCGTCTTGCCCACGCCAGAGGCGCCGTGGTTAATGACGATGCTCTGGGTCATCTGGGCGTAGGTCATGTCTGCGATGATCTGCTTGGCTGTTTCGGTCATCACAAAGCCGGGATCGCGGGGGGCATCGGCCCGCTGTTCACGGGCGGTCAGCCAGTTGGCCAGCTTCTGCAGCATGGCAGTCGGGTCGGCCTTGTAGTTGCCGTTCAGCAGCTGGTTGACGGTCGAGCCGGAGACGCCGATCTCTTTGGCGATCTGAGCCTGGGTCACCACGCTCTGCTCCAGCAGCGCCTTGACCCTTGCCACCACTTCCTGGTTGCTGTTTTGTTCGAGAGTGACTACGTTTGACATGTTGAACTACTCCTTTCAGGCGGCCCCACAAGGCCGCTTTTTTCTTGGTTAAATGCCGGTTAAAGGCTGTTTTTCTTCATCTGTTCGGCCATCTTCGCGACGCTCGCTTGATAGCGGGCCTCGTAGTCGATGACTGGTGCAGCTTCTGACTGTTGTTGGGTGGCCATGGCCGGCGCTGGCTGGACTGCGAGCGCGGCATTGCCGAGGGAAACGGGGCGCACCATTTCGACCACCTTGGTCTCGGGAGCCGGTTCGTCGCTGACGCTGGGCAGCAGGGCGGCGGCCTCCATCGCAGACATGCTTTGCTGGGCCAGCGCGGCAGCCTTGACGGCCTTGGTGTGCTGGGTGCGTTTGCGCTTGTGCTCGCGGGCTTGCTGGGTATCGCCAAAGGCCACTTTTTCCAGGCACTCCGCTTCGCAGATGTGCAGGCCGTTGAGGGTGGTGACGATCACTGCTTCATGCAGGCGCTGCGGGTCGAACCGTGCCACCACTTTCTGCCCGGCGTACTCGGCCAGATCGGCGTGGTAATAACGGTTGCTGCGGTTGGCGATGGCGCCGCCGGCTTCGAGCCGGATGGTGCCGTGCTGGCTGACGCGGGTTGCCTCTGCCTGCAGCAGCAGCATGGTGAGCTGTTCGCTGCTGGCCTTGCGAATGGTGGCCTGGGCATAGCTCTGCTCGAAGGCCTGATCAAAGCTCATCACGCCCCGGCAGGCTTCGGTCTGGCGACCCAGCTTGCCGTTGTAGATGGCCACGCCTTCGGCCACGACGCGCAGGAACTCCTCGGCATCCACCGCCCGTTCACCATAATTGTCTGGCTTGGCCATGGGGTTGGGGCCGGTATAGCAACCTGCCAGCGCAGGGTGCTTGTCGATGATTTCGTCCAGCCCACCCACACCAAAGGCACGTTCGATCGGCTTGGCCTGACCGTGCCCCTTGCCCAGCAGCACGCTGGACCAGTGCAGCTTGATGCCAAGCATGGGGATCATGCCCATGGGCTCATCCGATTTGACCTTGAAGCGGTAGCGGTTCGGCACACCACCGGTCATCCATTTATTGGCGGCGGCGCGGGTGTTATCGATGGTGATCTCGCGCGGGATGCCGTATTGGCTGCATACGTCCATCAGGGACAGGCGGATGCTGTCGGTGTTCTCGCTGATATCAGTGCGCCAGCCCACGATCTTGCGGCTGTAGATGTCTTGCCAGAACCAGGTCTTGGGGCGGATCACTTCGCCGTTGAACCACTTCACGAAGACGTTGTGCAGGTAGCCGTCGCCGTTGATCCACTCCATGGCATCCAGCCCTTCGATGGTGCGTTCCTGCGGCGGGTATAGCTGCATCAGTGCATGCTCACCTTCGCGCAGCATCACCTGCTGGGCGTGGGGAACTTCCATATCCATGCGGCGCATCAGGCTGTCGAGGCTCGGCACCACCCAGTCATTGTCGCGGGCAGCCAGCTTCACCCGCTCATAGCAGCTGGCGGCGTTCGGCCGTTCACGGCGCAGGTAATCGGCTTTGAAGAACTCCCAGGCTTGATCGCTGACGGGGGCCAGACGGGTGGCGCGGGTTTCAGTAGCCGCTTGTTGCTGCTTGGGTACCAGTACGGCAAGCCAGTCGCTGTCGTCGAAGCCTTTGACCATTGCGCAATAGCGGCGCAGGGTCGGCAGCGCGATGTCGAACTCATCAGAAATATGCTGGTAGGCCTGCATCAAGGTGCTGCCACTGGCAACCAGCGCATGCACCGCCTTAACGGCAGCAGCACGGGCCATGGCCTTGGCGTGGGCCTTGTCGTTGGCCTTCTTCCAGTTGGCCCACAGCTGCTCTTTGCAGTAGCGCGGAGCTTGTGGCTTTGGCAGATCCAGAGTCATGCCACCGACCACCACCTTGCCGGCCTTGCGCAGCAGGGCGGCTTGGACGGTGGGTGGCAATATGCTGATGTGGTATTCGGTGGCCTTGCTCCCTTCGCGCTGGCGGGCCTTCTCTGGAGAAAGCTCTACCAGTCGATTCAGTTGATCTCTGGAGCGTCTTTCTGATGTTGGCATTCCTGCCACACCAGCGATTTCATTTGCGGTGACCCATTCCATATCAGCCCCCTCAGCTTGCTTTCTTCAAAAGGGGTTGATAGCGGCTAGGCCATATATCTTCTGGGGCAAGCCCAAGGGCATCAGCGATGATGCGCTCACCTTTTGGCCATGGGGCCCGAAAGGTGTTCTGCAATGTAGAACTGGAAAGCCCTGCATCGCGTGACAATTGAGAAACTGACATCCCTACCTTTTTCAAGGCGGCGACTACATCCGCACGATGCCAATCACTCCCATTTTCCGTCCGTTTCTGCGACACTCTGCAATTACTCATCTTAGTAACTCAACTTGGTTAACTGACTAAGTTAACGAGAGTATAGAGACGATTCGGACGAAAGAGCAATACAAACGGACGAATTTATTTTTTGATCGTCCGTTTAGGCATTTGCCAACGACATCACTAAAACAGGTTAATAGGATGGAAAACAATAAGTTAGGTAAAACGGACGCTTGCGAACATGAAACGGACGCTGCGTCCGAATCTCACATGTGGAAACGGACGCCATGGGTTATTGCGTCCGAAGTGGCCGGGCTTGATGGGATGCCAACAACGGACAGAAGAGCAAGAGATGAGCTGGAGCGCTTGAGCGCGGGCAAGGAAGGGGTTAAACGCAAACGGTCAGGCACGAAGGCTTTTGAGTATCACGCATCGATACTTCCTCCGTATGTTATTGAAGAATTAGAAAAAACTGGGTTGTTTCCTGGTGGCGTCCAGGTTGAGCACCAAGCACCGTCCAGCTCGCCATACGAACAGCCCAAGATCACGCTGACCGGCGTCAACGAACATGCTATGGGCTACTCCTCTTTCATGGAGGAGTTTGCCTTGATTCCAGGATACAGAGTGCAGGTATCAGCAGGGCATGGCGCATTGGCCCAGGCAGATGAGGCACCATGCAGGCATCTGGCATTTCGTCGCAAATGGCTTAAATGGCGCGGCTTCGCAGAGAAGGAGCTGGCGATCGTCTGGAGCAAGGGCGACAGCATGGAGCCCACCATCAGCAACAACGATACCCTGGTGGTGCATCTTGGCCGAACGCGGCCGGTGGATGGCCATATCTACGTGGTGCGTAACGATGACCAGCTCTGGGTCAAGCGCCTGCAGGTGCTGCCCAGCGCCTGGCTGCTCTTGAGCGACAACAAACACTACCAGCCGATCGAGGTACCGAAGGACGAGCAGCATACCTTCGAAGTGATCGGACAGGTCGTCCATATCTCCCACGACGTTGGAGAGTGATGAAGCAGATTTAAAGCCGGTTTAAACGGCGCGTTCTCAAATCGACATTGATCAATTCAATCGCGATTTTTCGCCGCTTTCGGATCCTTTGATCATTTTGTGGATCCGCACCAACGAAAACGGCCTGCAGAGTTTTGATCGCTCTACAGGCCGCGTCTCTTCTGGTTTCTCGATCCCATCTATTCCCTCAAGATCCCACTTATTCCCTAACCATTCCCAGTGATCAATCCACTAGAGTCTATACACGCGTCGTGGCGTGAAAAAACGTGAACCGCTTCGGTTATCCGGGGAAGGGGGCAGTGTTTGCCCTATTCGGGGGGAGCGAGGTGTGGTTTTCCTGTGAAATGACTCAGTTGTAGCGCAATCCTGCCGCGTTTTCGGCGAAAGGGACCTTGGCCGTGAAAAAGTTGACGTTGCCAATCGTTTTACCGCTTTTTCTGTGACGGCGATCACTGTACCATCGCCGCCCGACCTGCCACCCGGCGCGCGGCTCCCTGCGTTCTGGTTGGCGTCACCCGATACTCGCTGTCACCCGGAATGTGAATGACCCCAGGATGGGACCCGCCACTAACCTGTAGGTTTGTGGTCTGCGTGTCGCGGGGTCGGCACCTCTCCCGCCCGCTCCCTGCGATGCCTGTCTGCAGACTTGCCGTATGAAACTTCTCTCTTCATAGGTGCAAGATGACGCTGTTATTGAGTCTGGTCGGTATGCTGGCCCTGATGTTTATCGCCTGGCTGGCCAGTGAAAACCGCCGTGCCATCCGCTGGCGGACCGTGCTCGGGGCCCTCGCCCTGCAAACCGGCTTTGCCGCCCTGGTGCTCTACTTCCCCCCCGGTCAAATCATGCTCGGCGCCATGAGCAACGGCGTCTCGGCCCTGCTCGGCTTTGCCGACAGCGGCATCCGCTTCGTGTTTGGCGATCTGGCCAGCAACGGCTTCATCTTCGCCGTGCGGGTGCTGCCGCTGGTGATCTTCATCAGCGCGCTGATTGCGGTGCTCTATCACTTCGGCATCATGCAGTGGGTGATCCGGGTGCTGGGGGGCGGCATTCACCGCCTGCTCGGCACCAGCCGCGCCGAATCCCTGGTGGCCACCGGCAACATCTTCCTCTCCCAGGGTGAATCGCCGCTGCTTATTCGCCCCTTCCTGGCCGGCATGACCCGCTCCGAGCTGTTTGCGGTGATGACCTGCGGCATGGCCTCGGTAGCCGGCTCTGTGCTGGGCGGCTACGCCGGTCTTGGCGTGGATCTGAAATACCTTATCGCTGCCTCCTTTATGGCGGCGCCGGGGGGCCTCTTGATGGCGAAGCTCCTGGTGCCCGAGCAGGAGCGGGTGCGCGAGCAGGACGAGATCACCCTCGACAAGAGCGACTACAGCAACGCCATCGATGCCCTGGCGGGCGGTGCCATGAACGGCATGAAGATCGCCGTGGCCATCGGCACCATCTTGCTGGCCTTCGTCAGCGTCATCACCATGATCAATGCCGGCCTCACCATGGTCGGCGAGTGGTTCGGCTGGAGCGCACTTACCCTGCAGCAGCTGTTGGGCTACCTGTTTGCCCCGGTGGCCTGGCTGATTGGTGTGCCGGCTGACGAGATGATGGCGGCAGGATCCCTGATTGGCCAGAAGGTGATCATGAACGAGTTCGTCGCCTACCTGGACTTTGCCAACATCAAGCAGGATCTCAGCGCCCATACCCAGATCATCATCACCTTCGCGCTGTGCGGTTTTGCCAACCTGGGCTCCATTGCGGTGCAGCTTGGCTCCATCGGCACCATGGCGCCGGAGCGCCGCCACGACGTGGCGAGCCTCGGCTTCAAGGCGGTGCTGGCGGCGACCCTGGCCAACCTGATGAGCGCCACCCTGGCGGGGCTGTTCGCCTCCCTCGGCTAAGCGACCCTTGCCCCATGCACACCCCGTCTCGCCACTGGCGCGGCGGGGTGTCGTTCATCTGGCGCCAGCCACTGACGCCTCGGCACGGCATGGACTCGACAGGGGCGGGCGCAGGCGTTAGCGTGATGGCGCGCGGCCAGTCCGTGCCCGTTCAGGCATTCATATAACAAGGAATCACACCATGACCCGTTTCTCTCGCGCATTGGCGCTCTCCCTGCTGCTGGTTGGCGCCACGCCGGCGTTTGCCGCCGCCACCTATACCTCTGATCTGCTGCTGTCGGCGGACTTCAAGGCCCCCTGGGCCAAGGCGACCCAGGGCATCAAGAACCTGCCCAAGTGGGTGCGCAGCGGCAACGGCACCAGCTCCCCGCTCGAAGCCGTGGCCGGCACCCCGTATCAGAGCGGTTCGGTCTGCAAACCTCACGACTGCGCCAGCCACTACATGCAGCTGCTGGTGGATGCCAAGGCCAAGCGGGTGTGGGGCGTGCTGATCGACCTGCCGGATAGCGACGCCGCTCGCGAAACCCCGTCCAAGTTTGCCCGCTACACCTGGCTCGGTCAGCCGGACAAGGAGATGCAGGCCGCCCTGATGAAGCAGGTTGAGGCCGACCCCAACTGGCAGTAAGCATCAAAAAGCAAAAACCTCTGCCTAGGCAGAGGTTTTTTTATGGCGAAGACGTGATGGGGCCAGGCGCTAGCGGCTCAGAATCCGCACCGAGCGGATGCGATTGTTGAAGTCGGTCGCCTCCTGCTCGCCGCCCTTGCGGGTGTAGTAGCCACCGCGAAAGTCGGTCTCCTCGAAGAAGCGCACCACCCAGCCAGCCGGCACGGTGAAGGAGGAGATGCGGTTGGCAAAGCCGTAGCGGCCGAGATCCGCAATATCCCGGTCGATGCGCAGGGCGTCGCCGCTCTGGTGGGCACCGTCAAATACCAGCAGGGTGCTGGCATCGTCGCTCTCATCGAGTGTGGTGGTGATGCAGCTTGCCTTGGCCGCCTCGCAGAACAGGCTGTTGTTGCCTTGGCCCTGCTGGCAGCGGCGGCTCACCTTCTGGCGCGCCAGCCATTCGCTGCGCCCCGCATCGGCATAGACGCTGTTGAAGGGGGTCAGGGTACAGACGTGGATACGCCCGCCACCCTGGCTATGGCCGTTCACCAGGATCTGGGGATTGATAAGGATATCGGCGCGGGCCGCTGTGCTCAGGGTCAACAGCGCCAGCAGGACAAACAGCTTGTTCAT